TCGGCGCCGGCGCGGGTGGGGGGTGGGGGGGTGGGGGGGGGCCGGGCCCCGGGGGGCGCCGGGGGGGCCTTCCTGGGGCCTCCCGCCGGCACCATGGGATGGATGGTAGGGGTCCTCATCGAGATTGCCTGGACGGGCCTCCTTTGGGCTCCGATTGTGAGGGGGGAGAGGGGGCCGGGGGCCCCCTCCCGCCTCCCGCCTACCGCCTACTCGTCCTCCTCCTCCTCTCCGCTGTCCGGGGCTCTCTCCACACCGACCAGCATCTTCAGGCCGTGGAACGTCAGCTCCAGGCGCGGGTTCGGATCCCACACCAGCCGCCGGCCGACCTGGTACTCCGACTCACCGATCACGGCACTCAGCCGGAGCAGCACCTCGGACGGCGTGAACGCCGCGTCGGTGCACGACTCGCAGTAGTACTGGCCGCAGGGCATCAGGCGCAGCTCCTCGACGGGCACGTACGTCCCGCAGCGTGCGCACGCCTCGCCGCTGCACTCCTCGCAGAACAGAACCACCTCGGTCTCGGCGGCGGATCTGAACCCGACCGCGCTCCCGCACGTGTCGCAGTACACGCGCTCCCTCAGCATCGCTTCCTCCTCAGACCTCGACCGCCTCGATCGTCACGGTGAACGCCGTCAGCGGTCGATTCGGCGCACCGTCCGGCCGCACTGGCCGGGTCGAGCTCACCTGCCGGTAGAACGCCATCGCATGCTTCGCGTCGGCGAACTGGATCGCTTCCCTGGGATCGCTCGTGACCACCACGTCACCGCGACCGTCGTGCAGGTTCGGGTCGTACCTCTTCACGTAGCCGGGCACGAACCGGCCGTGACCCACGAACCCCGCGGCGTCCAGCAGGTACAGCACGTACCTCTTCACCGCGGCTCGACCTCCAGGCCGGCCACCCGCTGGCCGGCCTCCGCGTTCATCTTCACGCACTCGTCCTGGACGACCGGATGCCAGATGCCTTTGATGGGAGTGAGGGGCACGTACTCGCGCCGCGCCCACGCCCGGAACTCGTTCTCCTCTCTCGGTGTCAGCTCCTTGAACAGCTTCACTACTCCACCTCCTTCGGGTGCCTCATGGCCTCCACCTCATCCCCACACCGCCAGCACATCTCCTCACCTTCCTCCCACCACGCCAGCGTCCCGCCGCAGCCGGTGCAGGTCCCCGACTCGCTCAGCAGCTCCCGCATGGCGTCCATCTCGTCGATCCGCTTCTCTTCCAGCAGATCCCGCTCACCATCTGTCAGCTCCCTCGGCATCGCTTCCTCCTACTCGTCGTCCAGGACGTCCATCACCTCGGACCGCGCCCTGTCGACCGACTCTCTCGCATTCGCGAGATCGGTCAGCGCGTACCGCAGCAGAACCTCGGCACGCTCCAGGCGGGGTGAGGGATGGTTGAACCACGAGGCCGCATCCGTCAGCGCGCTCTTCGCGGCCCGGCTCACCTCTCCCAGCTCGACGATCGCGTTCTCAAGGTCGGTCATGCAGTCGACCGCCTTCTCCAGCGCGCGTCCCGTCGACACCCGGTCCGCGTCCACGTGCACTCCGTCGCTTCCGTACGTCACGTGTCACCTCCTCTCAGGCCCCGATCTCGACCGAACTGCGCGTCGCGCAGCGCGACCACGAATCCTGCTCGGTTCGCATCCGCGGTCCGGGGCAGGAACCCGTCACCGACGTGCTGATACACGAGCACCGCGAGCAGCGCCGCCTGCGTTCCGCTCGTGCAGTCAGCGAGCAGCCGCAGCACCTCGTCGTGGCGGCCATCCAGCCACATCTGGGCCATGCCGGCCGCCGACAGATCGACCAACGCCTCGTTCTCGATCATCTCGTCTCCTCCTCTACTCGTAGTGGGGGCGCTCCTCGGGGTACCATGCCGGCGCCGTCCCCCGGAACGCTCGGCACTCCACTCGACCTCCGTCGTACAGCACGGAGCTCACCTGTCTCCGCCCCCTCTGCAGGTGCCGGAGGAGGCGCGTCGCTCGGAACGCCAGCCGGTGCGCGCGCTCCGCGTTCTTCTCGACTCTCAGCACCCGGATCAACCGGCCGCTGTCGTACCACCACCCACCCTCTTCGGGACCGCCGTACTCGCGGTCCACCTCGTAGAACCCGAGCACGTACCTCATGCCAGCCTCCTCTCGTCCTCCACTACGAGCGCGGGCATCCGGCGACCGGCGGCCTCTCTCCGCGCTCTCTCCTCGACCGCCCACTCCCAGCACGCCGGGCACAGCGCGTACCGGAACGGATCTCCCTTCGACGTGAACACGACCGGCTCCTTCGTCCGCCTGCAACACCGGTCGCAGAAGCAGCCGCGCTCGGCCTTCACGCCACACCCTTCAGCCGACCCTGCACGGTCGCCTTCCCGTCGGGTCCCCAGCAGCGGCGCTCCAGCAGGGCCTGCACCGCCTTCGACTTCCCGTACGCAGCCCCCAGCTCGGACCGCGCTTCCTCCACCAGCGCGAGCGTGTTGAACTCGCGTCTCTCCGACCACTCTTTCTGCGCGGCCTCCAGGACATCCACCGCGCGCCTCGCATCGGCGAGCGCATCGCCCACGACTCGATTCACCTGCTTCGCAGTCATCGGTTCCTCCATGCGTCCAGGGACCAGCACTCCGCGAGCCGACGTTCCTGCTCGCGCCTCACCTCACGTTGCACCTTCTCGATCTGGTCACCGTCCCACCCCTCGACCGCGGCCATGCGAGCGATCCGCACTCGCACTCGCCTGTCGTCACCGCCCTCGTCATCGATGATCCCGCGGGCGGTCTTCACCGGATCGAACCTCGTCATCGCGTCACCTCCTCGACCCAGCAGACCCAGCCGTCGGCCCGCAACTCACGGACCCTCTCCATCACCTCCACGTACGTTCCCAGGTGCACCAGCCGGTGGCGCTCACCCCGCCACAGGTACACGACGTCGAACCGTCGACTCGTCATCTCGGATCCCTCCCCTCCATCAGTCGGCGCAGGTTCACATCCTTCTCGGCGAGCTCGCGCTCTTCGCGCTCCTGCTCGACGCCCTCGACCAGACAGCCGGCGTGCATCACTCCGTCGGGCAGGTCATAGAACGGCCACGCCTCGACTCGCACGCGCTCGTTCTCCCACACCACCTTCCCGCACCACATGCACCGCTCGGTCATCGCTCCTCCGTCGCGTGGAGAGGTGGAAGGTCGGCCTTCGTCCGCGGCTCTCGCCGGCCGCCCGGGTCCACAGCCCGTGGGCGGTTCACCGACCTTCCGATCCTCAGCCAACCGACCGCTCCTGCTCCTCGGTCTTGCACCGGTCGCAGATCCCATCCTCACCCTCGCCCTCCCGCATCTCCTCCTCACACCACTCACACTCCTGCGGGCCGAACCACCGGATCACGTCGTCCAGGTTCGTCGACCGATCCAGCCACCCGTGGTCGCTCGTCGTGCTGCACACGATGTGCGCGAGCACCTGCCGCTCGACCTGGTCCTCGTGCTCGGTCCCTCGGACGGCCTGCCGGATCGACTCGACCGCCTCCAGGATCGCTTCCTGCGCGTCGACGATGATGTCGGCACGCTCCTCGTTCGACATCTCCAGTCCCCGCATCGGGTGCCTCCCGGGGTCAGGGTGAAAGGGAGGAGGGAACCGTTCCCCCTTCCCAACTACACCTCCATCCTAGCATGGTGATAATGGGATGTAAAGGCGGCCTATGACTTTGTGGGATAAGCGTTTAGGCGGGCTCTCCACCAGCCTCTCCCGCTCCTCTACGTAAGTCTTTGTGGGATAATCGTTTAGGGGGTCTCCCGGCGGTCCTCTTCTTCTCGCCGGCCGGAAAAGATTTTTTGAGTACATTTGAATACCGCCTGGGGAGGTCCTACCGAATGGATACGTTTGACCCGGCGGGCCCGGCGTGGGTGGTGGTGGGATGGGATGGTGGGAAGGAATGCTCCTGGACGGGCCTAGGGTGCGCCTGGGGGCTCACAGGGCCTCTCCAGGGTATAGGTGGATGGATCTCGTCCCGTTGTGCCTTTTCTCTTGATTAGATACCCTTGGATACCTTGTGGTGGGCTAGGTAGATATGGATACCTTTGTGTCCTCGACAAGGAAGGTTGTGTCGGCTCCACCGATATGGTTGTACTGCTCGGGCGGGTCGGCCACACGTTTGGTTGTTACGACCACGGGCTCCTCGTGCCTCCAGCAGCGCCGACAGGGACGGGCGAACAGCTGCGCATACCGAGCGGGCAGAGCGGTCGCCTCGTCGAAGAACCGCTTCCGGTCGGGGTCGTAGTCACGGACCGTATAGCCGCAGGTGGTGGTGATGCGGTAGATCCCGTTCACGGCCTCCAGCCTCCGACCCTCGTGGAACGTCTGGTCGTCGGCCCGGAACCGGGAGTGCTTCAGGTACACGAGCTCGTGCTCGTCGAGCAGGGATCTTGACGCAGCCACGGCGGCGATTCTATCTTGCCCGCGAACAGGAGGCCAGGACCTCGTCGGCTTCCTCGTTTCCTCCGGGGCCGGGCAGCTCACCACTGCTCGGCCCTCTTTCTTTCGCTACCCGGACTGGATCTCCATCCGACCACCGAGCGATCGTCTCGGTGCGTGCATCCGCTGCACGCTGAAGTCGACGATGATCCGCACCCCCTCGGGCGGCGTCGACGTGATCTCGACCGGGACCTTGATCTCGATCGTCGACGTCAGGTCGCTGACCCACGACAGCACGTAGACGACGTGCACCTCGTCCTGCTGCTCGGGCTCGGGCTCGAACCCGACCTCGCCCTGCAGCACGCGGTGGCCGTCCTCGTCGTGCACCAGCCGCGCGTAGTCGGACCCGAACTTCTCCGACCAGTACTTCACCGTCCCGTCGGCGTTGAACGTGTTCGGCTTACGCTGCCGGAGCGCGATCCTGGCCTCGACGACGGCGGGCAGCCGCAGATCGAAGCCCGCCAGACGCACCGACTCGCGCGCCTTCTCACGCTCGACGGGATCCGGATGCGGGCTCGACGTCACCTGCAACAGCAGGTCGTGCCGACCCACGGACAGCGGCAACGGCTCCACGTACCCGTTGTTGGCCGCTCGGCCGTTCAGCGTCACGATCTCGATCGGACTGGCCGCCTGCGCCGGCATCGGCGAGGCGGGAACCGCGGGCGGCTGCACGACAACCACGGGCGGCGGTTGCGGAGCGGGTTCGTGCTTCAGCTCCACTGACGCTGACGGACGCCCCTCCTTCTTGCGTGCGAACAGGTACACGGCGCCACCGACGACGGCGGCAGCCAGGCCGATCCACAGCAACTCCATCCCTGCCTCCTCAGAAGACGATCTTGGCTACGACACATCCGCCCCCGGCGATCCCCGCGACACCGGCGGGCGGTACCGGCAGCGGGTCATCTCCAGCCTGCTCGACAATCTTCGCCACACCGTACCCGGCACCGGCCACGATCGCACAGTGGGCGGCGTCCTTCAGTGGATTGAACAGCTTCAGGTCGCGCGCACCGTGGGCGTCGGCGCTGTTTCCGCGACCCCAGACCGAGCACGGGTGCTTGCAGTCCCCGAAGTCGACCACCTCGTACACGGAATCCGAGCGCACAACACCGACCTTGACTCCACGCTCCTTCTCTGTCTGCACGTTGAACGGCGGATAGAGCGGCGACGCCTGCCTCGCCCCGAAGCCGCCCGAATCACCGGACTCCGGGACACTCATCAGCGCCGCCGCATATTCGATGGCATACCTCTCGATGGCGGGGTCCCGAGCCTCCCCACGACCGGTCACGACCTCGTTCCGCTGAGTCAACAGCTGCGACCTCGGACGACGGTCGTGACGGGCGAGCTCGATCACCTCTTCTTCGGGTACTCCGTGCACGACTTGGCCGTTGCTCTCACGGTCATCCCAGCACGACTTGACCTGCAGCACGACACCCGCCACGAGCAGAGCCAGTGCTGCTCCGACAGCCAGCAGGCCCACGGTCCTCAGCTTCGAGCTCATCGCCCGTGCCGCTCCAGGTACTTGGGCCAGCGCGCGAACACGTACCTCGGGTAGCGCGTGTTCTCGATCCAGAACGCGCGCTTCCTGCAGCTGCACGGCTCGACCTCGTCGGTGCTCCTCGGCAGGCCGCACTTCTTGTGCTCGCAGGCGAACGCTGCGGGCGACCCGTTGTAGATCCGGAGCGTGCAGAACCAGACCGGCCGGAAGCCATCGAACCGCGGTCCGCACCACTTCGCGTTCTCACGCATGAGCCACGCCTGCAGGCGGGCCGCGTGCTCCGGGTCACAGATGTTGCCCCGGAACCCCGACTCTCGCTCGACTCCGGCCTGCGTCTGAGGCATGAACTGCATCATCCCGCGGGCACCGGCGGGACTCGTCACACACCGCCGCCAGCCGGACTCCTGCTCGACCTGCGCCAGCAGCAGGGTCGAGTAGGCCCGCTCGCCGTAGATCCGGACGTGCTGCTTCAGCACCACCTTCCAGTACTTCGCGTACCCGGACGGAAACCGCGGGTCGGCCGCCTCGGCTGCCTCAGCAGACGAACCGCACCCGGGAATCACCCACAGGAACGTCACCAGCCAGCCGTAAAGGCACCGTGACAGCCACCGACGGACCTGGGTGGGGGTAGGATAGGGTTCAGCCATCTTTTCCTGCCGTAGGGCCTCCGGAGGCCCTTATCCGACCAGAAGCGCGTTGAACAGGAGGATCCCCAGCGTCACGGCCAGCGACAGCCATTCGTTGCCGCGCAGCTTCAGGTGACAGAACTGCGAGTCCCACAACAGTTTCGCTTCCAGGAGCGACATCCCGAACACGAGCGGGCTCCACAGCGAGAACTCGGTCGCCAGGTTCCTCCACGACCCGTGGTACAGCCGGCCGACCACCAGCCCCGCGCAGACCATGAACCACGCGATCCACACCAGCCGCTTGCCCTGCTGGCTCGACGGCAGGGTGATGTCCGCAACGGCTCTCAACGGCTCTCGGATCTGCATGCTACCTCCTTCAGGCTCGAACGGCCCCGACGACGGGCACGTACTGACGCGCCACGTGGGTTCCCGCTACATCGACTCGAACCCGGTAGTGGCGGTCCGCGACCAGCTCGGGAATCACCGGCAGGACACCGACATAGTCGCCATTCGAATCGTCGACGTATTCACACTCGATCGGCCCCTCGATCACGGTGTTCCCGTCCAGGACGGAGGCCGTCACCACGACCCCGCTGTTCAGCCACCGGTCGGCTCCGGTCTCTCCCTTGTCGGCGAGCCCGCGTGCCCGCACCACGTTCTCGTTGTCCAGGAACAACTTACCGACGCTCATTCGACCAACACCTCCATCAAGACACGCGGACCGACCTCGGGGCTCATTCCTACTCTTCCCGATACACGAACCTCCATACCGACCCGCGGTCCGATCTGCACGGCCCCGATGACAGCTGCCTTGAGAGACTCGCCCACGAGCCCGGTCGACGTGGTCGACAGGGCCGGCAGGAGGGCAGAGGCACTCCCTCCGACCTGGACGGTCCCCAGACTCGAACCCGCCAGCACAGGCAGATCGCCGTCGACCTCCCCGGTAACCGCCACACCGACGGTGGCGGTCGACTCCAGGCCGGGCAGCGTCACGGCTGCCGATCCGGAAACGTCGACGGACCCGACGGCCGTCGCGGCCAGAGCAGGCAGGTCGGCAGTGACCGTGCCCGAGACTACGACCACACCGGAGGCCACGGCTATCAGCGCTGGCAGGAACGCTTCAGCCTCGGCTCCGGCACCTACCGTCCCCTCGGACTCCGACTCCAGGGCGGGAAGCGCTTCGTCGGCCTGGCCCTGGACGGCAACCGCACCCGAAGCCGACGCCTCCAGGGCCGGCATGAGCCCGTCCGACTCTCCCTGAACCGCAACTACGGCTTCCGCCTGCGACTCCAGCGCAGGCAGCACACCAGCCGACGACCCGTCGATCGCGACGGACCCAGACGCTTCAGCTCCCAGCTCGGGCAGAACAGCAGCAGCAGAGCCAGCGACCTCCACCTGCGCCGTACCGGTCGCGGTCAGCGCGGGCAGTGTTACGTCGGCGGCTCCCTCGACGGCCTCCGCCTCGTAGACGTCGTACTTGGCGTTCAGGTACTCGACGACGCCGTCCAACTCGGCGTCCGTCAGCTCGCGGTTGTAGAACGCCAACTCCGCGATGTCGATCCGCGAGTAGTTGTCCTGCGCGGCCGACGGTGCGATCCGGCTCCCAATCCGGTAGTCCACCACGCCGGCCGTTTCCGCGCTGACCGCGCTCGGGAAACTGGAGACCACCTGCTCGTCCCCGTTGACGCGGAAGGCGGTGGCGTCCGCGGCGTGGTCCACCCGCCAAGCCACGATCACGAACTGGTCGTCGGGGACCGTCAGCGCATCCGCGCCGTCATGGTTGGGAGTTGAGCGAACGTCGAACAGGGCCACGTCGCCCACGCCGGACACGTCCTCGCGGGTCGAGAACCACGCTCGGTCGGCGTCGCTCGTCCGCGGCTGGAAGACGATGTCGCGGTCGTCGATCGGGCCCGCCCCGCGCGCCTGCATCACCGCGATGAGCGTGCAGCCGTTCCCCGCGTAGCCGAGGACCGGGTTGACGTTGTCGAAGGTCAGCTCGTCGTTGCTGCCGTCGAACCGTACGGCCGGCTTGGCGTTCACCAGGTTCGTCTTGAGGAGCGGTCGGGCGGTACTGGTCCCGACGAACGGGCCGGGGTTGCGCGCGATGTTGGGCCACGAGTCCACCGGCGTGTCGTCGGCCAGGTTGCCGAGCGTCTCGTCGGCCGCGAGCCACATGGTCAGGCCGGCCACGTCGTCGGGGCGCAGGCCGGCCCCGTCGTGCGCGGGCCGGATCGCGTAGGTGACCGCACGCCAGATCACGCTGCCGCTCAGACCGAACGAGGCGGGGTCCTCGGCCAGCACCTCCGCAGGTCTCCACGCCGTCCCCATCTCCGCGCTGGACGCGCCGCCCGTGCTCGTATCGTGCGCGGCCTTGCTGTAGCCGCTCGGGTAACTGTTGATGCTGAAATCAGCGGACGCCGCGCAGATCGCTAGCCACAGCACCTTTTCCTTCGCCAGTATCGGCGGGTCCAGGTTCGGCGGGTCGGCCGTGGCGCTGGTACCCGTCGCGGAGGCCCCGAACTCCACCCGCCCGTTCTTGACGCGGAACGTCCGCCACACGCCCTGCTCAGCAGCACTCAAGCTGAGCGTGAACGTGCCACTCTCCCCGCCCTGGGCCACGTACCACGCGACGATGACACGCGCATCGGTCCCGGAGCCGTGCCATGTCCAGACCCAGCCGTCCGGTAGAGTGGGAGTAGGGCCGCCGTCGGGCGCGGCCACCAGGACGACCTGGTCCCCCGCCTCCAGGTTGCTGGGCCACTCCGGCGACCACGAGTTACTGTCGCTGTTAACGGCCCCGCTCTTGGTGTCCGCCGTGACGACGTACGGGAACCCGATCGCGTATTCGACCTCCAACTCAATGGACGGGATGACGATGGTCGGGTTCGCGTCACTGGAGAGGAGCCCGAACGCCTCCAGCGCGTTCGGGCCGACGCCGTTCAGGTCGTCCGGCGTCCACGCCACGCCCGACTTTGGATTGTTAGCCCAGACCTCTAGCCGGTTCTCCAGCGCCGCGTTGATCGGGTTGTAGGACCCCTGGGCGTAGTAGTTGCCGCCTACCTTGATCCGGCACTGGATGTTGGCCGCCCCGGTCCCGTTTTTCTTGTCGATCCAGCGCACCATCACGCGCCGGATCGCGGCGTCAGGGGGAACCGACAGGGCCGAGAAGCCGAACGTGATATTCCCGGCCGTCGTGCCGTGCGTGAGAACGTCCGCCTCGCTCCAGTCCTGGTGGTCATCGACCGACTGGTAGCGGGTCCCGGCCGAGCCGGTCCATGTCCCCGACACAGCCTCGTCGGAAGTCGGGGCGCGGCGGGCGAAGATGAGATCGTTCCGGAAGGCGACGATGCTGGTGGTGCCGGTATCGCCGCCCAGCGTCGCCTGCCGGTTCGTCACATCACCCGTCGGACCGGCCGTCGCCTGGACCTTGTACGCGATCGAGAGCGACTGGTCCGAGCCCGCGAGGTTCCGCCAGTGGCTCACCCCGCCCGGTTGCGACCAGCCCGCCGTCTGGAGCGCCCAAGTGTTATCGTCTACAGACCCGAACACGACGAGCACGAGTACGTTGTCAGCGGTGGTCGTGATTCCCGCTTGGGTTACGTCAAATGGGCTTGCGGGAGCTGTGTACCCCTGTCCCGTCCGCTCTACGTCCAGTGCCCAGTCAAGATCGGCGTCCTCGGGGTCCCACACGCCTAGGAACAGCTGCAGCGCGGTGCCCGATGCGCACGACATCACCGGATCGGCCGTCCAGGTGCCATTGAACTTGCACCACAGGATACGATGGTGGCTGTTAGAGGATTGACCCTGCGTGTCGTGTCGGAACCAAGTCTGACCGCCCGCCTCGGTCAGGATGAGCGGATTGGTGTTCTGCGCCGACCGCGAGTGACCGACGAGCACGGCGAGCTGTCCGGCCACCATGTTCGCGGGTGGCGTGACCGACACGCTCGTCGCGGCCCCCGGATCGGTGTTGTCCGCCGGCGAGATCGCAAAGCCGAATTCGGCGATCGGCACCTGCGACCCCCTAGGCGACCTGGGTCATCCAGGGCTCGAAGTCGAGCCGGGGGAGCGCCGCCTGGAAGTCGGCCCGCTTCTCGATCTCCGCCACGGCGATCCCGAACTCGCCCGTGTGGCCCGCCGCCTTCCATTCCTCAACCGTCACCGGCCCGTCGAGGGAGAACGGCTTCGATCCGAGCGGGCCATAGACGACATCGCGGAAGACGTTCCGGTTGGCCGGGTCCCTCGCATCGCCGCCCTTCATCGTCATCCCAGCTGCCACGTCCTCGTTACCGTAGACGAACCCGCGCTCGACCGTGAGGCGCCGCAGGAGGCCGCGCGGCTTGCCGTCCCTCACCTGCTGGAAGGCGGTCACACCGTGCAGGTTGTAACGCGACACGAAGTCGATGATCCAGACGTCCTCCGAGTGGCCGATCTGGAGGCCCGCACCGTACAGGCCGCCACCCTCGGCGTCGCGGAGCCAGCCGTTCCGCTCGGCCAGAATCCGGCGTGCCACCCGACCGGGGATGCCCTCACGATTGTCGTTGGCGATCTCGACGAACTTCCCCGCGCCGCCGTTGTCGTGGACCCACAGGTCGGTCGTCAGCGTGCCCCAAGTGTGGACGTCCTCCCAGAAGCCGTTCCCCCAGCCCCATCCGACCTCGCCCCGAGTGAACACCTGCCGCTCGCCCGTCCACTTCGAGTTGCCGCCGCCGAACCCGGTCGAGATGACCTTGAGGCCCGTCTTGGGGTCCACGTTGCTTCGGGTCTTCCCGATCCGCTTCTCGTAGGCGGCGATCAGGGGCTGGAACTCCTGCCGCGGCTGGTTCCCGTAGACGAGCCGGTAGTCTTCGAGGACGGTTTCGACGCCACCCCCCGCGCAGTTGACCTGCGCGCAGTGGGCGAAGACGACCCGCTTCCCGCGCGTGCCCTGCGTCTCCAGTTTCGCTGCCGGGCCGAAGCAGCGATGACCGAACGCCCGGTCGATTAGGCCGCGCGGCCCAAGCTCGACGGCTCCGTTCTGCGGCAGCGGGTTGAACCGGAGCCACTCGAACCCGTAGACCGTGACCTCGGGAGCAGCCGTCTTGCAGAAGCGGTCGATCCCGAATTCGGCGTCGAAGCGGGCGAGCGGCCTGCCGTCTGGCGCGCACTCGCCGACCAGGACCGTCCCCTCCTTCGGCACTCCGAGCGACTCCTTCCCGTAGTCGCCCTTCTCGAAGTAGGCGACGAGCCCCTCCTTGGCCTTGCTCGCCAGGATCGACGCGACCTTGTCTCCCGGCTTGAGGTTCAGGTCGCTCGCCGGGAAGTCCGGTGGGGGCGGTTCGGGGGTGGGCTCTGGTTCGGGCGTCGGCTCGGGTTCCGGCTCCGGCTCCGGTGCGGGGACCACGTTCGCCACCTTGAAGGCCGCCTCGTAAGTCACCTTCTTCCCGCGGTTCGTCGTGACCACCGCCTTCACCTTGTGCGCGCCGTCCTTGAGGCCCGTCGTGTCCAGCGGGTTCGCCTTCTCCGCCGTGCCGCCCGCCATGTCCCACGGCTTCGACTGGTCGGTGTGGAACCGCTGGCCGTCCAGGAACCAGACGACCTCGCGCGCCTGGGCGTGGCCGCCGACGAACGGGTAGACCTTCCCGCCCACCGTCCCCGACAGCGCGACGGCTCCCGTGCGGTCAGGCTTCTTGCTGTAGACGATCATCGTGGTTAGCCTCCCGCCGGCATGGTCAGCGTGAACGCCGAGATCGTCACCTGCTGACCGACGGCGATGTTCGTGTTGTTGAGCTCCATGTCTCCGCCACCACCGGTCCCCGTGATCGTGCCCTCCAGCCGCTCGTCATCGGCTCCGGTCGCACCGCCGGTATCACCCGACTGCTTGATCCGGTAGTGACCGGCCGTGCCGGCCGCGTCGGCCGCGGCGTCCTGCCACGTCCCGAGCTTCACCCTGACCCCGTCCCCGCTCGGATCAAGGGCGTCTGCGGGCAGCGTGATCGACGCCAGGAGCGTCCCTGCGTCAGCGGCGTTCGGGCCCGGCGGCGCACCGGTCCGGATCTCCAGCACGCCGCTGTTGTAGATGTCGGCAGCGGCGACCATGGCTTCCCGCTGCTGGTCACTGATCGCGAGCGTCATCCGTCACCTCCTAGCCCTTCCGCTTTCCGGTGATGGGCGGCAGCTCGGCACCGGCTGCACGCCTCTTCTCTGCTAGCTCGATCCTCTCAAGGTCGCCCTCGGACAGCTTCACCCCAAGACCCTGCTTCCTCTCCAGCACGGCCGCGTACAGCAGCCCGTCCTTCGAGTAGCCGCGCTTCTCCCACACCGCCCACATCGCCTCCAGCTCCTTCACCGAATCCGCGTCGTCGACGGCACCCTGCTTGTCTTCCTTCGACGTCAGCTCCGCGTAGTCGGTCGACTTCTGCTTCGATCTGGCCATCCGCTACCTCTCCTGGGCCTCCAGGCCCCTCACGAGTCGTTCGAGCTCATCCAGACGGGCGATGATCTCCGCGTGCTGTTCGCGGATCCGATCTTGTCCCGACGCCAGCGGCTCCAGCGCTACGGCGTCGAGGCTGCCCGGCAGAATGACCGCTGTGTCGGGCAACTGATCTCGCGCCAGCACCGAGTCCACCTTGGCCTCCAACCGCTCGGTCCCGACGGGCGCGGGCGCGATCTCGGCCTCCCTGTCGTTGAACGTCAGGGCGGCTACGACTGCGGCGCCGATCGCGAGAAACAGCACGTACCCCCAGCGGGCCTTCCGCTTGCTGGCCGTCACGAGAACACCCGCGCCAGCCACATGAGGATACCGCCGATCGTCGTCGCGATCGCCCGGCCGATCAGCCGCAGCTCGTCCTCTACGACATCCATCCGCGTCATCAGCAGTGCTCGCTCCTGGGCCCCGACCTCGATCTTCGTCTCGATCCGCTGAACTCCGCGCTCGACCAAGCCCTCGACCTTCGATACGTCGGCATCCAGGCGCCGCAGCTTCTCCTCGATCATCCGCGCGTCCCGGCTGTACCCGTTGTCCATCAGTCGAAGGCCACCTTCACCACTCCGTCCGCCCACTGGAGGATCTGGCCGTTCACCACCGACGCGAACGGTGGGGTCAGCGGCATCACGAATCGAAAGTTACCACCGGACTCGTCATCCATGACAGCCACCCCCTCGATTTCTCCCCAGTCCGCGGTCGCCTGCGGCCACGTCACGGCGCCGACGTTCTGACACAGCGACCCGATGGCCGTCCAGTACGGCACCGTCGTCCCATCCTGGAACACTCGCACCCGAGCGTACGAGCCGCCCGATACCTCCACTCCACCGACGCCGGCGTCGTCGGGGGCCGTGGTGAACAGGGCCAGCCAGGTCTCGAACGCCGCCTTCGCACCGCCCGTGGCCATGGCGATCGCCTGCTGGCCTTCCTCGTAATCCGAGAAGTGGCTCACGGACCCTCGATCGTCGCACCGGCGTCCTCGTCCAGCACAAGCAGTCTGCGACCCCGCTTGTCGAGCAGGGACTCCCTCATCTCACGCACCCTGTCGACGCTCACGTGCGCACCCTCCAGGTGCCGTCGGTGGAAGGTTCCGTCGCGAGCGGCGGTCTCGATGTAGACCACCCTTCCCGTCGCCTTCTCCCGACCAGCGCTCACGGGATCCCGTACATCGTCATCAGGCCGCCCTCCACGATCCCCAGCTGCTCGGTCGTCAGCACGACGTTGTAGACCAGGAACTCGGCGATCTCGGCTGGAGCGAACAGATCGAAGTTACCCAGGTGGACCTCATCCAGGTCACCGTCGGCGAAGTCCACCGACCCGCTGGCGATCTCGGTTCCGTTGATCCGGATGGTGCCCTGATCACCGTCCAGCGTGATCCCCACCAGCACCCACTCACCGTCGTCCGGCCAGTCACCTGTCACGGTGTCACCGCTCGGACCGTTCGGACCGAGCCAGATCTTCGGCACGGGCGCACCCGAGACGGCCTGGTCCTGCAGCGCTAGGAACAGCTCGTGCGAGTCGCCCAGGAAGAAGAACGGGAACGCGAAGTCACCGAACCCCTCGCGCATCGGGATGATCTTAAGCACCAGGAACGCCGTCACGGCCGTGCCGTCCAGACCGATGATCGGGTCCAGCGACGGCGTGTCGTTCGAGTACCAGTCCTGCTCCTCGTCGATCTCGAAGTCCTCGAAGAACAGGCTCGTGTGGCCGTTAGGTCCTGCCGTCTCGACCGTGGCGTACCACTCGTCGTCGGGCGTCGAGCGGTTCACCAGGTCGGGCTGGCCGGCGATCCGGTTGTCGAGCGTCTCAATGGGCGCCCCGTCACCCTCCGACGCGTAGTCATCACCGACCACCCACACGATCGGATCCGGAACTTCGGGCTCCTCCATCTCGGTCGACATCGTGGCCGTTCCCAGGAAGACCGGCAGCGCGAACGTCACAATCGTCATCACCTCGATCGTTCCGGGCGGACGGAACTGCGGCAGCCGCACCCGGTCGTTCAGCTGCCGGATCAGATCCGAGAACCGTCGCGGGTTCGACGACCGACCGATCGCCCCGCTGGCGGCATCCCCTCCAGCATTCAGCGTCGACACGCGATACCTCAGCGGCGAGTCCTTCTGATCGGTCATGCCGTCCGTCAGCACGTCATAGATCTGCACCTCGTCGATCAGGAGCTCTTCCTCGTCGATCGCATGGTCCGGCAGGTCCACCGTCGCAACCTCACCGTCGACCAGCCCCGACAGGTACGTCTCGTACTCGACCTCCAGCGTCTTGTGCGACCAGCGATTCAGCTCGGCCAGCGCCTCCTGCGTCGACTCGGCATCGCTCTCCGACTCCATCGCATTGATCACCGCCTCCACGATCCCGCTCGTCGTCCCGCCCTCGATGGCCTGGTTCAGCGCGATCTCGCCCGCGTTCTCGTAGATGATGTCCGTGGTCGACGTATCGCCGCGCGTGACACGGATCGAGTCACCGTTCCCGGGAGGACTCCCGCCGACATACTGCAGCACGTTGCTCTGGACAACGATCACCCAGTCGGCCGACGGCGTCTCCGTGGCACTGTTCAGGACCTGGCTCGACTCCAGCACATACCCGGACCCGCGATCGACTTCGACCCGCGGTGCATCGTCGTACGGCGCATCGGGCTGGTACCGCGCGAGCGTGTAGCGGTCCTCACCCGTGGCGGCCGCGACGACCTCCTGGTCGATCGACCCCCAGCCGAACGCCGACGGCAGCTCCACGATGTCACCCACGCCGAGCTCGGTCTCGCTCGGGTTCTGGTACAGCACGTCGTCCCACGTGCGCCACTGCCACTGCGGAGCGCCGCCGCCGAACGTCGACGGGTCGTCCGACTCGCCGATCGTCTGCCACTCCCACGTCGCACCACCATCCGTCGACACCCGTACGTAGTCGGCCCGGCTCAGATAGACCCCCATATCGAACGACTGGGCGGCTCCGTCGCCTACGGCGCGCAGGTTGATCCCGCTCCGGCCCACACCTCTCGACACCGGGTCCGACCCCACTACGTGCTGCCGGTTACGGTACGAGAAGTTGCGGCGGCGGACCTTGACCGTCCCTCTCAACATCCCCGTGCCGTACGACACGATCGGCGCCGACACGCTGGTCCGCGGCCGGAAGTCGACCGAGCGGTCCATGTTCACCTTCGCCACAAAGTTGCTCATGTCGGCCAGCTTCTCGATCAGCTCCCACGCGCTGATCGTATCGGCGGGCAGGCGCGTCACCATCGCACCCGCCTGGACGTCACCGGCCGTGATCCCCTCGTCGACCAGGATGTCGTCGATGATCGACTCCACGATCGTGCCGGCGTGCATGTTCTTGTAGCCTTCGGGGTTCTTCACCACCCGCTTGTCGGCCAGGTACGTGTTGTCCTTCGCGGAGATACGGTGCAGCAGCCCACGGCTCTCACCGCCGACGGTCAACCAGCTCTCTTCCACGATGTCGTCGAGCCAACCGACGAACACGGGCGTCACCCCGTCCAGGTCCAGGATCTCGCACGGCTGGTTGAAGTGGAAGTGGTCCAGCGCACCGTGATCGACGACCGTGAACGAGGCGGTCGACCGGGCGTGCGTCCGACGCGAGATGTTGAGCGTCCCTCGCAGGAGCTTCTTCTCGACTCCACCGATCTTCAGCGTCGCGCCCGCCATCGACCCCTACTTGTTCTGGAAGATCAGCCCCAGGTCCGTGTACACCTGCTCCATCATGCGGCTGCCGACGGCCGTCCCGATCACCCGACCGTCGAGCACCATCGTCACCGGCACCACGATCGCTCCGCCTCGCATGCCGATTCCTCCGCGGCCACCGACACCGCCCACGCCCACTCGGCTCCCGATGTCGATCGGCGGCATCGAACCAGCTCCGACCGCGCGGTCACTCAGCCGCGTCCTCCCCACGGGCCCGCTCGCACCGTCACCGCCGATTCCGTCCGCGATCGCATCGCCGATCCGGTCGGCGATCTCGGTCAGCACCTTCTCGCCCTCCAGGAACAGCTCTTCCAACATCACGAACATCGACTCCACGGCCTCGATCGTGTCGTCCTTCATGCCCCGCATCTCGTCCACGACGGCGACCCGGAGCTCCTGCGCCTTCACGATCACACCGTGGAACCCCTCGTCCGCCAGCAGGGCCAGCTTCCCGCGCGCCTCCTCGGCCGACGTCGCAAGCGACGTCATGGCCTCGGGCGTCAGGTTCACAACGGCCGTCATCGTCCGGATTCGCTGTCCGGTGGTCACGCTCTCCCGACCGAGCTCGGCGATCGGATCGGGATCGACCGAGTCGATCGCGGCCTGCGTGTCACCCACGGCTACAGTCACGGTGTCGCTCAGATCCTCGGCCTCCTGCCCCGTCCCTTCCAGCGAGTCACCCAGGTCCTCTCCGAGACCTTCGAACGCCTCGCTCGCGGCGGTCGTGCTGGACTCGGCCTCGTCCGCGAACTTCTTCATGGCATCCTGCAGATCCTTCAGCATCTTCCGCATCACGTCGGTGCTGTCGGCCGACAGGAACTGGTCCCACAGCTCGCGCGCCTTCTCGATGCTGACGGCACCGGCATCGAGGGCCTGGTCCAGCAGCTGCTCGAACGGCGTCTTGAGCACGGCCTCCTTCAGCCGCTCGAAGACGTCCGCCTTCTCGACCTCGCTGACGGCGTTCGCGAACGCGTCTCTCAGCGCCGCGGCTTGGGCAACACCGAGCGCGTCCGTCTCCAGGCCGAACTGCAGCAGGCCCTCGAACGCTCCGCCCAACGCTTCGGCTACGTCGTCGGCGGCAGCGGCGGTCTCCTCCAGGCCGGCACGCCAGTCGTCCAGCCCCTCGATGAACCGCTGCACCTGCTCGTCGAGCGGCGCGCTCGCGTCCACAACCTCGTGGAAGAACTTCTCGAACTCCTCGGGCGACAGACCCGCCTCGACCAGGTCCTTCGCCGCCTCGGCGATCGCTCTCCAGTCTTCCTGCACCCCCTCGGCGCTCAGGCCGAGCTCGATGATCCCGTCGTCCCACGCCTTCACCACGTCCGAGAACGACATTCTCCAGTCCTCGGAGAGGGCCTTGATCTTTGCGTCCGCATTCTGGAACGAGTCGGTGAACTCCTTGCCCGGGTCGGTCTTCTGGACATCGAAGCCGAACAGCTCGAACTCCTTCGCCGACAGCGGCGAATGCCCACCGATACCGAACGCGTCACCCAGGCTGCTGAAGAACTCGCCGATCTTCCCGCCGATTGCCGACAGCGCCTTCTGCACAGCAGCCGTCAGATCAATCCCGAACAGCTTCCCGATCGAGTCGACGGCTCCGAAGATCGCACCCGCCGGACCGGCCATCTTGAGCAGGTTCGTGGCGAACCCGCCGACCGACGAGAGCAGGCCGCTCCCCGTCCCTCCGAACACCTTCTGCGTCACGGTCTGCAGGTCGCCGTACAGGCCCTTCAGCCGTCCGAAGAACCCACCCGACAGGGAGTCCAGGATCGACAGCGTGCTCTGCTCGAACCGCTTCTGCTCGGCCTCGATCTGGGCGATCACCCGCTCGACCTCCCGACCGAGCTCGATCGACGCCTCCCTGTCGGCGTGGATCGCGGCGATCTTCTTCTCCTTCTCGATGATCGCCCGTGCGTCGGCGAGCGTCGCTCCCTGCTGCTGGAGCTCCCAGATCCGCAGCGCGTCGGTGTTCCCCTTCAGGGCGGCGATCTCCAGGTCGAGCCGTGTCAGGGTCTCGTTCTTCTGCAGGTTCCAGGCGGCCTGGGCGCGGGCCACCTCGTCCGCCCACCGCTTGTTCTCGGCGAGCGACTGGTTCGTGTCGTACAGATCGAGCGCGAGCTGCTTCTGCTTCTCGCTTGCTCCGGCCGTCGTCAGCTCCCACTCCAGGAGCTCCCGCTCGGACAGGTTGAGCTCCATCTGCTGGCCCCGCAGACCGTCGGTCAGCTCCTTCACGCGGTCCCTGACCGTTGCCGCCGCACCGCTCACCTTGTCCAGGCCCAGCGCGGCCTCCTCGCCTTCGATCTCCAGGCCGTCCAGGGCCGCGGACAGGTCCTCGACTCCCTCCGCTGCATCGTCCGGCGTACCCTGGATCTTCGAGATCGTCGACTCCGGAATGATCTCGATCTCCTGGCCCTGGGCGACCGCCTCCTTCGCAGACAGGATCCCGAGCAGCGCCTTCGCCAGCTTGCCCGCCAGCTCGGCTCCCTGCCGCATCGGCTCGAACAGCTTGATGACGACCTCGCGGAAGGTCTCGGACTTCTTCCACGCCACCACGAACGCGGCGGCGAGAGCGCCCAGCACGGCCACTACGGCGGCGACCGGGACGAGCAGCGGGCTCCCCACGACGGCGGCCAGCACGCCGAACGCAGGGGCCAGCGCTGCAATCCCCGCCAGGACGCTCCCCACCACCGCCAGCACAGGCCCCATCGCGGCCGCCAGCCCCACCATACCGACGATGATCGTCTGCACCCGCGGATCCAGGTTCGAGAACTTCTCGCCGATCCCAGCCACGAACCCGATGACCCGGAGCATCACCGGCTGGAGCTGCTCCAGCACCTTCAGTAGGCGGTTGCCGAGCGGCTCCAGGGCCAGCTGCAGCTTGTTCTTCGTGATCTGCCAGTTCTCGCCGAACGACTTGGCGTCCTCGGCTGCTCCGAGAATGGTCTCCTTGCCGCCGGCCACCGTCCGCATCAGCTCATCGACGCTGAACCGACCCTCGCGGATCGCAGCCGCCATGTCGGGTCCGGCTCGCGACCCGAACAGCTTCATAGCGAGTCCCGTCGCCTCGGCGGTCGTCTCTGCCGTCTGGATCTGCCGCACCAGTTGCCGGAACCCATCGACGGGCTCGATGCCCGCCCGGGCGAGCTGGCCCAGCGCCAGCCTCAGCGACCCCACAACGAGCTCGGTATTCACGCCCTCCTTCTCGAACTTTCCGAGCAGGACGGACGCCTCTTCCAGCGAGAACCCCATCTGTCGCAGCGGCGCCCCGAACTGGACCAACAAGGACGACAGGGTCTCCACGGACGGCCCCGTCGCCTGGCTCACCCGGAACAGACGATCGAGCGTCGATGCCTGCTGGTCGGTCGCAATCGCCCAGTCTCCGAACAGCCGCGTCGTGTTCGCGATCGTGGAGGCGACATCGGTTCCCTGGAGCCGCGCGAGCTCCAGCTCGACGGACGCCAGATCACGCAGCGACTCCCCGGTCAGACCGGTTCTCGTGTTCAGCTCACTGATCGCGGTCGCGACCGCTTCGGACGAGGCGGGGATCTCACTGAACACGGCCCGGAAGTCATCGCCGAGGCCCTCCAGCACCGCGCCTGTCTGGCCGGTGCCGGTCCGGATCGCGTCGAGCGCTTCGTCGATCGAGTTGGCGGCCCCGAACATCGCCGAACCCGCGGCGATGATGGGCGCGGTCACGCCTGCCGACAGCTGAGCACCGACGGACAGGAACCCGCTGCTCGCTACATTCAGGGACTTCTGTACTTCGGAGAGACCGTCTTTCAGACCGGACGGATCCGTCCGGACTCGGATAAAGAGGTCAGCCAGCGCCTGCCCGATACCCGCCATCTTCCTCCGTCACATCGATCACGGGCAGACCGTACGCGGCCGCAAAGGCGAGCGCCTTCTGTCGGACGGCCGCGTTATCGACCGGCTTCTGGCCATGGCCGAGCGCCATCATGAAATCCCACGGCTCGAACGCCCGACCGCTGCCCTCCTTCGTCGCGCCCATCGCTCCGGCGACTACCGAGCAGATCAGCGCCGCACGGAAGTCGTCGTGCTTGCGCGTCCTTCGGTACAGCCGATACCTGGCGAAGAACTCACGCGGCGTCATCACCCAGAACCGCTGCTCTTCGATCTGCAGCAGGCTCTCAGCGATGGCCAGCAGGACTACCCAGTCGAACTCGGGCTGATCGTCTCCGCCACTAAAGGGTCGTCCTCGTCCTCGCCCGGACCGTGCTGCGTGAACAGCTCCCCGATCATGTCCATCACGTACTGCTGGTTCGGCGGACCCACCCAGGCCCCCACCTGCGCCAGCTTCAGATCGGGATCCTGGCACACCAGCACCGCGTGCAGGAGCGCCAGAAAGTCGGTGATCCCGAGGTTCGCCAGGTCGAGCGACGGCAGCTTCTTGCCCGTCGTCCGCTCGAACACCGCGTACGCGTTCCAGTCCAGAATCGCGAGCCGATCCTTCCCTCCCAGTCGGATCGTCACGCTCGGGATCACCACGTCGTGGTTCTGCACTGCTACCTCCTCGTGGTCAGGGTCACCGTACCGTCAGGGTCTTACGTGTACACCAGCGCACCGGTCGGCTTCAGCGTCACCGAGACGTCCTGCGAGCCGTTCACCGGGGCCGAATGGCTCCAGCCGACCACGTACGCGGAGAACGCGATCTCCTGCGTGCCGGGATCGGTCAGCACCATCTTGTAGTCGTCGAGCGTGCCGTCCTCGAACGCCTCGTGGATCGAGGCCGCACCGGAGTGCGACGGGTCGGCCGGATCGTACGCGATGTCGAACGTCACCTCACCCGAACGCTTCAGGCCCGGCACGATCTCTTCGTACCCGCCCGGCGAGTCGTGCGCGGTGACGTCGATCACGTCGCGCGACCCGGCGGGACCGCTGATGTCGCGGACACCCCCGATCGTCGCGAACGTCGGCGACGTTCCGCCGCTGCTCTTCTGGAGCAGCGTCCCGAACGCCGAGTACTTGTTGCCCATCGGGCTCCTCCCCTACTCGCCCGACACTCGCAGGGTACGAGCTCAGGACTGCGTGGTCAGCCTCCCAGGGAGGAGGCGCGGTCGACTACCGCATCCGGCGGGCATACTTCCCGCCGGTGTGCTCGCGCAGCTTGATGTGCCGCTGCATGTCGGCTTCGACGAACGAGGTGAACGGACACGTCTTGCACTGGAACAAGTCGTGACCCGCCCACTCCGCCTTGCCGTAGCCGTTCTTGCCGCCGGACTCCGACTTCGTCGCACCCACCGGATCCACGGCATCCTCCTTCTTGGCCATCAGCCCTCCCTCCTGAAGCGTCTCTTCATCTCCGTGTCCGCCCCGGCTGCGAACCACTCGGTCGTACCGTACGCCGGGAGCGGCATCGTGCAGAGCGCGGACTCCTTGTGCGCCTTGAACTTGATGCCGCGTCCGCGTGCCAGGCCCAGCAGATACTCCAGGTTCGGGCGCTGGTACACGTACTCCTCGACTTCCAGGACGTTGATCCCGAACAGCAGGATCAGCTCGGGCTCCCGCACGATCGCCAACGCCAGCATATAGCTCGCCGACGATACGAAGTACGGCCCGCCGATCAGGTTCTCGACCATCACCATCGGGTAGACGGTCGCCTTCGGGAGCGACGGGATCCGTCTCCGCACGACAACCGACGGGCCCGCCTCGCGCAGCTGGGCGGCGTACACGGCCGGGTTCACACCCAGGTACGACCTCCAGATGTCGGGGTCGTGCATCTCGAAGATCCGATCACACCGCGGCATCCACCGCCAGTGTCGACCCATCCCCCAGATCTCGACATCGGGATCGTCGTACGGCGCATCCTTCGCACCCAGCCCGCAGCCCACCAGCACGATCGTTCTCATCGCTCTCCAGTCTTTGGGGCGGGGCGTCCCTGACTGGTCCATGGCCCACGCCCACGCCCCAGGACGGGCCGTTGCCGACCACGCCCTTTACGCTTCCAGGTCATACGCCGTCACCGACATCTCGATCGAGTACAGACGGACATTCTCGGTCGGCACATGGAGCGCCTCCAGCACCTGGATCGCCGTCACCTCCGACACCGCGATCCACCTCAGCTCTCGGTTCTCCTGTTCCCCGAGCATCAGCGAGCGGATCGCCCGCACGCAGGCCGTCAGCACGTAGCTCGCCCACACGAACTCCTTCTCGGGATGCGCGGTCGCCAGCTTCAGCGCGATCCTCACAGGCACCAGCACCCGGCCCGCGAGCTCGGCGTGCACGACGTTGTCCAGCGTCATCCCGCCGATCCCCACGAACAGCGACGGCCGGTTCGAACCCGACTGCGACCACGCCTCTACTGAGATCGTCGACGGATCGTGGAACTCCAGCTCCGACACGTCCGGGTACTCGTGGTCCGGATCGAACTCCATCAGATCGATCTGAGCCGCCACCCCGCTGACGCCGTTCTCCAGCGCCCTGCGTACGATCTGCACCGGCTCTGCGATCATTCAGCACCGAGCACTTCCTTCACGTACTTCCCGATCTCCTCGATGGCGTACTCACCTGCCGCCTGCTTCATCTCCTCGGTCACGATCGGTCGTGTCGGCTGATGGGCACTCGCATACGGGACCGCCGTCCCGCGGACCAACTCCGTGTCCGACACCACCGAGATCGATTCGGGCCCGACCCTCTGGAGCGACTGCTTCAGCCGGCCGGTATCCCACAGCGGACGGTCCACTCCGCCCTTGTTGCCACCACGCTTCCGGAGCCTCGATCTCACGGTCGCTGGAGCGAGCGGCTTCCACTTCGTTCCCAGGTGCGCGCCCGCCGTCTCGAACCGGCGGCGGAAGTCACCCTCGATCCTGCCGCGCACGATATGCAAGGGCTCCTTCATCGACTCCAGCCGACGATCACCCAGCAGCCGCTTCAGGCGTCGGTCGTCCAACACGACCTCCACCCCACCCCGGCTCACCTTCACCGCCATCCGGACCTCACATCGGCACGACCGGCCACGGTCAGCCAGCCCTCCGCAGACGGCTGGGTGTCCGTCACCTCATCGGGACATCCCACGTACGGCGACAGGATCTCGTCCACCTCGGACGTCACGGTCGCCAGCTTCGACAGCTGGTCGAGCGCCTCGGCAGTTCCGGCCTCACGCAGCTGGTCGATCATGTACCTGCGCTCGGCCTGCCGCGCGATCGCCAGCTGCATCTGGTCCAGGAACCGCGGCTTCGTCATGTCCAGGCACCTCATCACTCCGTTCGGCCTGCGCTCCAACTGCGGCCGATTCAGCACGTCGTCCTCGGCCTCCAACACCAGTCGCTCGATCTCGTCGTACGTCCGGAGTCTCGGCGTCAGAAGCTCCCTGTCGGCGGAGTCGTCGGACGGATCCAGGAAGGGTGCTGCGATCAGGGCTCCGAGCACGAAGTCGCCGTCGTTGTCGACGATACAGACTCGGAGCTCCTCGTCGGACGGGCGGACGTCGAAGTCCTCCGCCTTGACGCTGTACTCGTGCTCTCCGACGACGGTGATCTGTTCATCCAGGATCACTCGCGGCGTCATTCCGGAGACGGCACGGCCTTGCAGTTCCACGTCCACGCTCGTACCGATTGCGGCGACGGAAACCTGTAACCGCCACCGCGTACGACCGCCGGTCGCAAACCACTCGCCGTCGACCGTGCCGCTCCTCAGCTCCCGGTCGAGAGCCACGTAGAGGGCCGACGAGGTCAGCACCTACGGGCTTACCCGCTCGACGCCTTCTTCTTCGATGCCTTCTTCGACGTCTTCTTCGCGGGTGCGGATCCCGAACTGCCGACGACACCCTTCTCTTCCAGCCGATCCCAGTCGACCGGCGGTGCCCCCTTCGGCTCATCCTCCGCTGCAGCAGCCTCCTCGGCCGCCGCGACCGCCGCATCCAGCTCGTCCTCCTGACCGGGCAGGAACACGCGGCCCCCGTACTGCACGGGCTTCAGGATCTCCTTGGCCATGCTCTCCTCCTCCGCGTGTTAGACGCCGGCGTCGATCACGTACAGGCGCTGCTCGTTGGGCAGCGGGAACGCGTTCAGCTGGGCCTCGACCGTCAGGCCGCGGCCGCCGCCGTCGATCTCCCGCACGACGGTCACGCCACGCACGTCGATCTCGGCCCCGGGCTCGGTCGCCGCCAGCTCGAACGCCCGGTGCACGGGCGCGAAACCGACCTCACCGACCACCCCGCCGGGCGGGATGGCGGCGACGATCTCCGCCGGCCACACCTTCACCGACGTCGTCGCATGCCCACCGTCGTTGAACGTCTCGACCGTGTTCTCCATGATGACGATCCGGAACGGACCGCCCAGGTCCGCCGCCAGCTGCGCTTCCAGCTGCGCGATCGTGAGCTCGATCCCGGTCTCCGTCGGCGCGTCGGCCTTGATCGCGGCCAGCGTCGCCCGTCTCATCACGGCCCCGATCGGCGTCCCGCTGATCAGGTTCTCGGCGTCGGTCAGGAAGGCGAGGAACTCATCGTAGGCGTTGACCGCCACGTTGTTCCACGCCGTTCCCGCGGTCAGGTACCGAGCCGCGTCGAACCCGAAGTCGACGGTGTACGTCGTTCCGTCGGTCGGGTTCATGACCACCATCTCACCCAGCGCCCAGGCACGGAACGCGTCGAGCTCGACACGCCGGTAGTCGGCCATGACGATGTCGTCGTTCCGCTGCGGGATCGACGCCCGCATCTGCTGCAGCGCCAGGTCCACGCTCCCCAGGAACCGGGCCGCGAGATCGTTCTGCTCCTTCTCCCCGATCTTGTAGTACATCTCGATCGGAATGAACTCCGCCTCCCGGAGGGACGGGGTCTTCGGAGCGTACAGACGACCACGCGCATCCCACTCGCGCCGGTCGGCGACGGGCCGGAAGTCGACGGTCGTCATCTCGCGCAGCTTCATCGAGTCCTTCGGGGAGCGCGTGAAGAACGCTTCCCAGTTCAGCCGCCCCTGGTCGTCCGCAGGCAGGGACTGCGCACGAACCGTCATCTCGACGGGATCGAGAAAGTCGAGGAGGGCCTCCACCCAGTGCTCGGCCATCTCTCCCCCCTTACGTCGCGGTCAGGACCAGCTTCGAGCCCGCCCGGTCGAACCCGGCGATCTCGTTCGCGGTCAGCGCGCGGCCCAGGTTGTCCTCGACCGCGTCACGGTTGACGATCCCGATCACCAGCACCGCGATCTGGAACGCATCGGATGCGGCTGCGATGGACGCGGCGTCGTTGCCCTCGGCCACCTTGATCGGCTCGATGGACACCCCGTACACGAACGCCGGCGACGCTCCTACGAGCGCTCCGGCGATGTCGAACGGCGTGCCCGGCTTCAGGTACCCATCCTGATCGATCTCGTCATCCGTCAGCGCGGTGACGTCGATGTCGATCTGGACGGTGTAGTCGGTGTGCGGGCCCAGGAACGGGAGCGCGTACCCCGAACCGGCCTGCCGCACCGTCTTGACGTTTACGGGCATCAGGCTCCTCCTGGCTCTGCTGTCACGTCACGCCCAGGCCCAGCTTGCGCTGCTTCTCCTGCTGCCGGCCTTCCTCGGGCGTGTACTTCTTCTTCACCTCGGATCGGATGCGCTCGTACTTGTCGCCGGTGTCGGATCCCTTCGGCGGCGTCGGTCCCACTCCCGGACCCTTCGGCATCTTCACCGTCTTCTCGTCGTCCTCGGCCTTCGTGTACGTCTCTTCGGCGAGCGCGTCCAGCGGGTCCTTCCCGGCAGCCACCGCCATCGGGATGTCCCGGCCATCCTGCAGCACTGTCAGCTCACCGTTCTCGTCGTACCGCAGCCGCTCACGCAGGTCCTTCGACTTCACTCGCGCGTACAGCGGCTTGAGCCCACGGGCCAGCAGCTTCGCTTCGAGAGACGACACGGCGTTTCCGTACTCGGCCTTTTCGAGGCGCTCCTGCAGCTTCGTGACCACCTCTCCATGACCGGCCTGCACCTCCGACAGCTGCTGCTCGTACTGCTGCCGGATCTTGTTCACGTCGGGCGCGTTGGTCTCCAGCTCACGGACCCGATTCGACAGCCGCTCCCGGTCCTGGGTCGCGGTGTCACGCTCCTTCTCGATCCGCTTCACCTTCTCGTTGATCTGACCGAGTCCCGCCTGGTGGCCAGAGTCGTAGATCGGCTGACGAATCGCGTCGGGGAGCAGCTTCGTCACCTCTTCAGCAGGGTGCTTCTGCAGTTCTGCGATCAGCTCGGCGAGTTCCACGCGCAAACTCCTGTTGTTGGAGGATCCCGTTGTCGGTGGGAAGGGCCGAAACCTGCGGCTGTCACGGCCAGCCGGTTCGTGCCGGAACGGAGACGATCAGGCTCGGCGGTCTCCGGGCGCCGGAAGGGGCCTTACTGCGCGGATTCTATCGACTGTCCTCAACCGTGTCAACATCGACTTCACGTTCCACGATCCCGTTCTCGATCACGAACCGACCCAGGACGCGCTCCAGGGTCCGCCGCCGACCGTCCAGCGGGTAGGCCACGATCAGCCGCCTCAGCTCCTCGTACTCCTCGACGGTTTCGACGTCCTCGATCCTGGACGACAGCTCACGGAAGAGCTCGATCCTCACCGGCCCACCTTCTTCTTACCGGTCGAGATCGGCTTACCCTCTACGATCGACGCGAGCAGGCTCTCTCGCGAGAAACCGGCGTCCTTGCCGGCCAGCGAGTCCGCACCGGTTACGGCTACCGCGGGCGCCGTCACGGCGAAGAACGCCTGGTCGTCCTTCAGACGGGACAGCTTGGCGCTGGCCTGCTCGTACAGCTCTTTCTCCTGGTCACCCTGCAGCACCCTCTCCAGCCCCTCGAACGCCTCGGTGAAGTGGGTCCGCCAGAGCGCTGCCCTGTCATCGAACGAACGTGCCCGCCAGATCTCTTCGACCGCGTCCTCTCCGACCTGCTCGCCGATGAAATCGAACGCGCCCACGTAGTCTCCGTACATCGAGAACCTGCGCTCTCCGGCGTGCCACGGCTCTCCCTCGGGCACGTCATCGAACGCCTGCGCGAACGCGTTCCGGGCTCGCCGCTCGGTCAGCCCCTCCTCCATCCACCAGCCGGTCTCGGCCTCGAACTTGAGATCACCCAGGGACGGACTCACCGCATGATTGGTCTCGTGGATCATGGTGCCGATCGCTTCGGCGAGCTTGAAGTTATCGGGGATCCTCCCCGTACGCGCGAACTCGGCTGACGCCGCACGCAAGTCCTCGGACACTTCCCTGCTCACGAACACTGTTCGGGTCTCCGGATCATAGTACGCCATCTCGCCCGGCTTCATCACTCGATCCAAGACGACCCTCTCGACGACCTGCTCGACACCAGCCGCCTTCGCGATCTCGATCGGCAGGTTCTGGAAGTCTCCCCGCACGGCCTCGATAGCAGCCGACACAGCCGCCGTCATCTGCGCCTGCGTCACGATCGTCTCACCTACGGGCACACCGGAACGCCTCACGGGCGGAGCGCCGGGGACTGGTTCACCACGCGCCCGCGCGGCCTCGGCGGCGGCGATCTGCTCCTTGATCTTCTGGATCCGCGCCTGCGCGGCGGGGTCGGCCGCCTGCCTGCGCTTCATCTCCGCGATCGCCTCGTCGGTCGACCGACGGCGCGCTGCTAGCCGGATTCCACCGGAACCCATCTGCATCGCTCGTTCGGCATGCTCCTGGGCTCGCCGTCGCGCGAGCGGCGTCATGTCCTCGAAGCCGGCGGCGCTCAGCTCCCGCATCGGGACGATCCGGTCCGCCTGCAGCTTGCCCGCCCTCATCTCAGCGACCGACCGGGCGACGACGGGCAGGAGCTCACACAGACACCACGGGTGCGGTAGGGCCGGCACCTCGTCGGACGGGAAGATCCCATCCCCCAGTCCGAACGCGTTCTCCTCGGCCAGGATGTCGCACTCGTCGGGCCCCTCGTGCCGCGGCGAACGGGTCCACTGCTCGGCGAGTACGATCGGGTCGTTCAGACCGTGCTGGACGGTCGCTTCGTGGCGTGCGTGGCTGGTCTCGCTGAACCCGATCATCTCGGCCCGGTAGGCGATCTTGCGAGCCGCCTCCCGCATATCGGCCGGCACATCTCTCAGGTTCAGCTTGGCCACGTCCCCGCTCAAGGTCGGGACGTCGGTGAACAGGTCGTCGAACGCCTCCGACCCTGCGATGTACCGTCTCAGTCGACGGCCGAGCTCATCGGGAGCGACTCCTTCCAGGAACCCCATGCGGATGATCGCCGACGCTTCCCCGGCGGCGTTCCCGATGTGACCCCGGATCAGGGACTTCCACGTGTCGGGCGTACCGGCGGCCTCGAACGCCTGCAGCATGGTCACCGGCGGTGGCCGGAGCGTTCCGAACACCGACTCCGGGATCCCCACCGCCCGGGCTACCCGCTCGCTGGCCTCGTTGTAGATGGTCAGCGTGTCCTCGAACGAGGTCAGCCGTCCACGCTCGATCGAGCGCTCCACGGCCACCGCCATCCGACCCGCTGTTTCACGTGAAACATCGGCCACCGCCCGGAGTCGGCGGGCCTCTTTCAGACGGGCGGCATCCTTCACACCGCCGAACTCGCGCTCGATGAACCCGGTCAGCTGATCGGCCCACGTCTCTACTGACCGCTGGACGGCTCGCGTCTCCTCAGCGGACAGGCTCAGCGATCGCGCTCGGGCGTCAGCGATCGCGCGCTGGAAGGGGACGGGCTTTGTGAGGGGCACGCGGACCTACCCGGATACCGCCGTAGGAGCCTCCAGGAAGCCACGAACGGACCCGGGTGGTAGGTGGATGAGGATCGGGGTCATGGAGCCGTTGTGGGGGACGGTTGGCGCTGAGGCGGCTCGTTCTCCGTCCCCCCTTCGGCAGGCGACCCTCCGCCAGGCCGCGGCGGGCCACCGTTCTCGGGCGTCTCTTCGTTCGGCGGCAGGAGCAGACCGAACTGCGAACCCTGGAGCGTACGCCGGTCCGCGGCGTCGGCCAGCGCCAGGATCGCCTCCTTCACGGCATCCCTGAGCGGGAGCTCGCCCTCCGCCAGCTCGATCAGCCGCTCCTGGTCCGGGTTCTCGGGGTCCTCGAACAGACCCATCGCCTCCAGAACATCGAGCACCACGACCGCCTGCGCTGTCCCGGGCATCGGCACGCCGGCGTCGGCCAGCTCCTGGACTCGCCGCAGCCGGCTGGCGGCCACGAGCTCGTCGCGAACGCTGCTCGCCTCCTCGTCGCTGGTCAGGAGCCCGCGCTCGGTCATCGCCTTCACCAGCGCTTCGGCATCCAGCCGGGTCGAGCGGACCTTCACAACCTCCTGCATGTCGAACAGTTCCTTGATTTGGTCCGTCAGCGACAGCAGGTCGAACTCTCTCCGCCAGCGCACCTCACCGAACGGGCTCTCGAACCCGAACGCGTTCTCGAAGAAATGGATGGCGATGTTCTGGCTCTGCTCGACCTCGCTCGCCAGGAGCGCCAGCCGCGGCGCCTTGATATCCTCGAATCCGGCCTGCTTCGAACGTCCCGAAGAGTCGGGGGTGCCGCTCGCTTCCTGCGCGGCCAACTTGCCAGCGTTCTCACGGATACGGGCCAGCACGGTCTCGAACACGCCGGCCTCCACGGCTCCGGTCGAACCGTCGAAGATCACCGGCATAGTCGGGCTGGCTCCCGCGGCAGGGTCGAGCGCCGACCGCACGGGCTCGGTCATCTTGACGCCGATCCAGCGGCTCCCCGCGTACAGCTGCTCGGCGGCGGCATTGAAGTTCTCGGGCGTCACGCCCAGGAAGAACAGCATCGACAGGCCAGCGTCCCAGGCATCGAACTCGGCTGCCGACTCCAGGTTCATGTAGGCGACGGCGGCCTGTCCCAACTGGATCGTCGCCGAGCGTGACATCGCGGGCCGCGAGAACGTCCCGCTCGACCGCTCACCGTAGTGCGGCCACATCGGGATCGCCCCACCGAACATCTCGAACGTGTCGTGCTCGGGCTCCCCCTCCATCTGGATCAGATCGGCCGACTCGTTGAACTTCCACCATCCGCCACCGGCGAAGTCGGCACCCAGGTCGGCGTAGCCGGCTCTCACCAGGAGCGTGTAGATCGTCTGCTCGCCCGTCTCGTACTTGCCGTCTACCACTCGCGGCCGACGGACGCTCGACTGAATCACCGCGAACTGCAGGACGCCGTGCTCGTAGTGCCAGTTCGTGACCGCCAGGGGGGACAGCTCGATCAGGTACGGTCGGATCCCGCGCTTCACGTCGGCGAACGTGACCACCTCGGGCATCTCGGCCGGCCCCTGAACCATGAGCCAGCGGTGGCCCGTCGCTAGCGCTCGCCTGCTGACACCGCTCCACCAGTTATCCCACTGCGAGCCATCGTTCCCGACGCCGTCCACGTTGTAGTACACGATCTCGGCGAAGGACGCGTCGTCATCGTCGTCCTCACGGCGCACCGTTCCGAGCTCGCCGAAGTCGAGCGCCACGTCGGCCACGGGCGCTTCGGTCATCAGGTGTCCGACCATCGAGTGCGTCAGCATTTCGGGGAAGTTCAGGTAGGTCGCTTGCCGCTTGCGCTGCTCGTACCGGCGGTTTCCGGACGGAGCCGACGAACGGCCGGAACGGATCGCAGCCTCGTGAGCCGCCTTCTCGTCAGCGGCCTTCTCCCCGGTGACGGGCCGCATCTCTTCCCAGTCGAACCGCGCGAGCTCGTCGAACACTTCGGCGCTGCCCTCGTGCAGGATCTCGTTCCGCTGCCACTCGGCGGCGTGGGCTTCGTACAGCGGGTGCTTCTCGGTGACGAACTCGTACTGCTCGGCCACCCTACACCTTCAGGTCCAGCTCATGGTTCTGCTCACTCAGGGGCGGGACTGCGGTCACCACCCCGAACCGGCGCACGATCCTCGGGCCGCGAGCCTCGGGGTCGTACATGATGTGGCCCGCCTCGTCGACCACCATGCAGTCCACCCACCCCTCGTCGGTGTCGAACGTCACGCACCTCTTGACCGGCTCGCCGTCCAACCGCACCAGCCACCCGAAGCTGTACCGCGTACTCTCGTCCGCACGCGCCTTGACTGCCGTCACCCTCATGCGTCACCTCGATCCAGGTGGTCGTGATACTCATCTACCACGACAGGTCCATCGGGGCCCGCGATCACATCGAGCGTGTCGACGGAATCGAGCGGTCTCTCCCCCCACTCGAACCCGCACCGCCAGCACGTCCGCCACAGAACGTCCGGCCCGGCGCGCACGAACTCGTCGGACCGACCCATGACATTCGCGTCGACCAGCTCCTGGCCATGCCGAACGCGGAACGTCCGTACCTCACGGGCTGGATCCTCGGTCGCGCCACACTTCACGCACTCCTTGACCGTGTTCCACATCGGCATCAGCCGTCGAACAAGCGCGCCTCGCCGATCGCCTGCAACGCCAGCCTCTTCGCTACGTCCGCACTGGGCCATCCCTCGCCTTTCTCTGACGGTGTGATTCGGAGCTCGCCGCTTACGAGCTCGACCCAATATACCCACTTTCCGGTCTCGTTCATACGGACCACGGCTCGGTACGGCTGGAGCTCGGTCACCAGGTACCCGCCGATCTCATCGAACGCCAGGCTCCACATCTCAGTGCACCCCCACGAACTGATCCGCGGGCCGACCCTGTCCGGCGCGGTGGGCACGGAACAGCTTGGCCAGCGCTTCGAACCCGAACGCGGCCGCATCCACCTGGTCGTCGTGCGCGCCGTTCGGGAACGCCAGGTGCTCATCACGGAAGACGGCGTGCGACGAGCCGCTCCACGGCAGATCCACCATCCGGTAGTTGCCGACCTCCCACTGGGCGGCGTAGTTCTCCGCTCTCAGCTCCTTCGAGCCCGACGCCGGCAGGACGTGCGCATTGAACCCGCTCATCATCGTCACGAACTCGATCTCGCGCTCCTTCCCGCTCGCGCCGCCCTCCTTCTGTCCAATCTGGATCACCACTCCGTACTCCTCAGCGTCCCGTTCTGCGGTGGCGACCATGATGCGGTCGCGCTTCCCCGGTCCCCACTGTCCACGCACCACGTCCACCACGTAGTACAGGCCGGTCAAGACGTCCACCGCCCCCAGCACTCCGACCGTGTAGTCGCCACCGTTCTCGGTCGCCGCCTCATCCCAGGACCGCACGTAGTAGACGTGCGCTCCGCGCGGCGCAGCGGGCACTCTCCGCTCTCCGAACCACTCCAGCTTGAACTGATTCCCTTCACGGGGGACGGGCCGTTGCTGGTACAGGCTGCTCCACGTGTACGATGACGACGAGCCCCGGATTCTCTCCAGCGCCTCCTCGTCGTACCGCTCCGGGCACAGCGCGTCACCCTCCTCCCGCCAGTCCTCCACCGGGAGCACGTTTTCGGGCAGCACCTCATCCACGGGCTCGTGCAGGGCGTCGAACCGCATCAGGTACCAGAGTTCGTTCCGCTCGGCGGCGTTCTCCATCACCATCCCGGCCAGGTCTGACTCGTGCCAGCGGGTCATCACCAGCACCACCGCTCCATCGGGCTCCAGCCGCGTCTGCAGGGTCGAGTCGTACCACTCCCACTGCTGCTGACGGAACCGCTCCGACGCCACGTCCTTCTCGTTCTTGACCGGGTCATCGATGATCGCCAGGTGCGCCCCGCGTCCGGTGATCGGACCACCGACACCAGCTGCCCACATCCCGCCACCCTGGGGCGTCGTCCACAGTCGGACCGCCTCCATGTCGAGCTGCCCACCGCCCTCAACGTAGATCGCGCGTGCTCGGCGGCTGAACTCGAACGCCAGGTCGGCACCGTACGAGGCCAGCCCCACCCACCGCTCGGGGAACCGGTGCAGGTAGTACGCGGGCAGCATCCGGCTGAACGTCTCCGACTTGCCGTGTCGGGGCGGCATCAGCACGATCAGCCGCCGGATCTCCCCGCTCACCACGCGCATGAAGATCTCGGCCGCGTGCCGGTTCACGTCGAACCACCGGAACCGCGGGTTCGCCCGCTTCGCCCAACCGATGATCGGCTCGCGCTTCCGCTGGAGCCGCTCGATCAGGTCTCTGTTCTCGGGGAGCAGGAGCTTCCGCTGGACTCGTGAACGGAGCTCTTCGATCCTCTCGGGCCGTGCCGCCACCGCGGCCTACTTCCGGCCGTTCTCAGAGCGCTCGAACAGGATCCTGTCGAGCGTTCTCAGCTCCTCCTCGTCCATGGCATCGACATCGAGCGGCACCTCACGAGTCTCGATCGGACCGCCATCGGCTCCGGTATGCTCGTGCCGATTCACCTCACGCCAGCCCGCCTGCGTCTTCAGGTAGAAGATCTTCGCCGTCAGGTTCCCGCCTCGGCCGCAGTGTTCGCACACCCCCGACGTGGCGTCCGAGTAGAGGCTCGTGGCGACGGTCATGATCGCGGTCGCCTTGCCGGCTTTATACGCTGCCATTAGCAGCGGGTCCTCGTCCAGCCGCCGGAACATCGTCCGTTCGCTCAGCCCGAAGTAGTCAGCCAGCTGCTCCAGCGTCAGGACTGCCGCGAGCCGCTCGACCCGCGCTCGGTCACCTTCCGAGAACGTGCCGTCCTCGTTCTCCAGGTTCCCGCGGGCTCGCGGCCTGCCGTTCGCGGTGGACACGGCGCCCTCGCGGTGGGCGGCACACAGGCTCTCGCCGTCAGGGCTCGGCTTCTTGCAGGGTCGCCCGCTGGCCGTCCGACCGCCGAGGTCGCCGCAGGTGATCACCGTTCGGGGAACAGCCCCATCTGCTCTTCCACCACATCGTCCAGCTCACCCGCCACCCGCGGATAGAGCGCCTTGTACTCGTCACGCAGGAAGTCCGCCTTCGTCATCCCGCGCATCCGACCCTCTCGTGTGTGCACGTCGTACGCGTACTCCGGGATCTCGGCTCGTTCCTGCCGCGCGTCCAGCAGGTCCTCGTCGACCACGGCCCGATCCACGAGCTCCCGATCGTACAGGAGCACGGCGGCGTGGTCGGCGTCCCGGCTCTTCCGGCACAGGGCGAGCATGATCGCGGCCTTGGCTACGAACACCCGCCCACCCTTCGGTCCCTTCTTGACCTTCGTCACCTCGCGCCACCCCTCGGCGAGGGCGAGGACCTCCTTCGTGATCACACCGAAGCAGTCCTCAGCGGAGATCGTCAGGGCTCTCCGCCAGAAGTACGGTCCGTACCCGCTGACCGCCATCTCCAGCCCCCAGTACGAGGCCATCTTGGCGTCTCCGCGGCGGACCGCCTTCTGCAGCGCCGACGCGACCTCGAACAGGTTGTATCCGCGGTCGGTCTTCGCCTCGAAGCGTCTCTCGGCCACGTTTCCTCCCTTCGTTGGGTTAGAGGGTAAATGTAACTCCCGCAATCTCTTACGGGTATCTACCCTCCGGGCTGTCTGCGCGGCACGTTGATCTTCGTCTGATAGATTCCCTTGCCCATCCGCATCGACACGAACCGACCCCACTTCTCCTTCACTCGGGCCTCGTCCCGGGCCACCCGGGCGGTCGAGCGGAACAGCGTGTCCCCGCCCGCGTTCGTCTCCTGCTTCTGAGCGAACAGATACCTCCGCTCCACCCACACGATGCGGTCCTTCAGCAGGTGCTGCAGCGCGAAGTCCACCGAGTACCTGGTCCGCAGCATGTCATCGAGCCGGTACTCCCGGCCGATCACTCCCATCACCCCGCCGCCGCAGCGGCCGCTCAGCTTGAACGGGTCAGTGTCCTGGAACTTGCGACGGTCGAACGCCTCGTTGAACCCGAACAGCGTCACTCCGACGTCGTACGCACAGACGGTCGTGACCTCCAGGACGTGCAGGATCTCATCCCTGGTCAGCCACCGCCCGCGGTCGTACCCGGCACCGATCGAGAAGCACCCGCTGATGTCGTCGTCCATCAGAATCAGGCACTCGTCCTCGAAATGGTCCAGGCACCAGTTCGAGACCGCCGCACCCCCCTCGTACTCGTCCGGGATCGGTACCAGATCTTCACGGCCGGTCAGCTCCTCGTACAGCTCGACCTCGCTCTCGGGAACGACAATCGTCGCCGACGGGATCACGCGGTGGGTGGTCATCGAGTCGGACCGGCCACGACTCCGGATCACGATCCGGTGCAGGCTCACTCCTTCAGCATCCCCAGCACCTGCGAGCCCTCGACCACGCGGCCCAGGCCCAGCGAGCCCTGCTTGTGCGGGATCAAGACCTTCCGGAGACCGAACTTCTCGACCGCGTTCAGCCAGTCACGCTGGTCACGGAACACTAGCACGATGTAGTCGTAGTGCTCGTATGCCCGCAGGTCCATCTCGTCGGGTCCGCCGGTCTCCTTCTCAGCTGCCTTCTGCGCGCGGCTCAGCATCTTCTCCATGTCCGACCGTCGGAACCCGGTTCCCTCGACTCCGCTCCGCTCGTCGATCTCCTGGAGGAGGGCCAGCAGCAGGCCCTCGTCGCCCCAACCGCCCAGCTCGACCAGGCGGTTGTCGGCGATCACGTACGCGCCGTGCTCGTCGTCCTCGATGTACACGCCGCGGACGACGGGCACCAGCCACTTCGGGCCCTCCTTCTGGATCCCGTCGGGCGGCGGCGCGCCAGCCGCCTGGAGCGCCTCCAGGGTCTCCACTCGGCCGTGGCCCACCAGCAGGTGGCCGTTCGTCTCGTTCACGATCACCGGGTTCACGAACCCGAACCGACCGAAGCTCGCTCGCAGGGCGCTGACGTCGTGGTCCTTCGGATTGCGCGGCCACTTGGCGATCTCTTGCAGGTCCAGGTACTCGATCGACAGCTGGCGGCCGTTCTCGGTCTTCTTCGTCTTCATCGACCGAGCAGCCCGCGGACTCGCCTGCCAACCGCCCGCACAGGACTCTCCTCGTCCTCGATCTCGAACTCACCCTCGTGCGTCTTCACGCGGCGCTTGTAGTACGGCGGGCCGGTCAGCGCGATATCAAGGTCGGCGGAATGCGTGCCCGGCAGCAGGACCTCGAACCCGCTCTCGTCGACCCCGGCATGCAGCGGATCGTGCCGCAGCGTCATCCCGCGCAGCATGCCCTTGAACTGCCAGTCGCGGCTGATCACCAGCACCTCCTGCGGCAGGTGCGGGAAGTCGGGCCCACTGCCGCCCGCGTATCGTTCGGGCGACCTCTCGGCGATCGAGCCCAGGTACTTCTGCAGGTAGGACGGCGGAGCCAGCAGCGCCAGCGACGCCGCCGACGCCTGCACCAGGAAGTGTCGTCTCTCCACTCTCAGCCTCGCTTCCTCTTCTTGCTGCATCGGCCTGCGTGCAGCACCAGCTCCTTGGACGTCATCATGAACTCGCGCTTGCAGTGTCGGCAGCGTCTCGGCTTGGCGATCCTCGATTCACCCGCCTCCACTCCTCCGGCCCGCCGCCTCCAGCGCCTCCCGCAGCCGTCGCGCGCTCGACGCGTGCGGCTTCGACCTCGGCCGGGGATCGAACACATGCTTCTTGCGGCTCGACCACGGCCGGTCGGGCACGAGCTGCATTCCGAACGCCTTCCTCAGCCGCTTGCGGTCCTTCCGGTCGGCTCGCCTCAGCAACCGCCGCAGATGCGACCGCGACGGCCCGTCACTACCCACGGCTCGCCCGGGCCTTCTCCTTGCCCAGGCACTCGTTGCAGAGCTCTCCGCTGGCCGGCCGCTCTCCCTCGGGCAGCTCCTGCCGCTTCGTGCTCGCCATATCCTTCGTCGCTCGGAAATGCTGACACTCCGGCATCCAGTGCCAGGTGTCCAGGTAGTACCGCCGCACGTACTCGGTCACGCCGCCTCCTCGTCCTCATCGTCCTCGGGCGGCGGCGGGGAGCCCGCCGCCATGCCGGCGTCGAACCCGGTCTCGAACATGTCGATCTGCTCGGCCAGCAGCCGCTTCAGTCCGACGCTCATATCCGTTCCTTCCAGGAGCTCCAGCTTGTCGTCCACCTGGACCGTCGACAGGCTCGACTTCTCCAGCTGCCCACGAATCCGGCGCAGGTTCGTGATGCGGTCGCTGACCGCGTTGCGCAGCTCTACCAGCTGATCGCGATCGACTTGGACGGTGGTCTTCTCGGGCTCCAACAGGACCTCCTCGTGATCGGTGGGCGGGTCAGGGATTACCACAACGCTAAGCGACCCACCCACCACACGGCAAGCCCTACGCTCTCACAAGACCAGAAGCTGCAGGAGCTCCCCGGCGGCGACCTTCTGCACCTCCGACACATCGACCAGGATCAGGTACGCTTCCTTGCCATTCGGCTCGACTCGTCGCACGACTCCGGGGCCCGCCGGGGCCGGCTCTCCGACCGGCCGCGTCCCCTTCTGGACGGCGATCCCGATCTGCTTCTCTCCGACGTACCCGAGCAGCGTCCCTTCGAGCTTCTCCAGGAACGCTTTGACGTGGGCACGCTTCTGCTCCATCTCGTCGCTGTTCGTGGCGCCAGGGTCTACCACCTCACACCTCCATCTCAGGGAGAACCTCGGTTGCACCGAACCGCGCCAACCAGTAGGCGTCGGCCTCGTCCTTGCTCATCTCACGCCCGCTCGACCTCAGCGCAGCGGCGACCATCTCCTCCTTCGACGCGTCACCCTTCACCGCGTACTTCTTCAGCTTCGACGTGTGGACTCCCACGTACGGGATTTTGAACCTCTCGGCGGCCACCATCAGGACCGCCGTCAGCCCGTTCAGCAGGAATCCGCTCCGCCCGCGATTGAAGGCGATGTCCTCGAACACCGCCAGGTCGACGCTACCGTTCCAGCCGCGCGCCTGGAACAGCCACTCGTCGAACGCGGTCAGCTTTTCGCCTTCCGTGCCGGAGAACTTCAGCTGCCCACTCGATGAACGGAGAGTACCGTCCCGGCTGACGTGCATGTAGCACCAGCCCGTGGTCGTCCCGACGTCGAGCCCAATCACGTGCCGCCCGCTCTCGGAAGCATCCTTCGTGTAGCAGGCCAGCGGGCAGTACAAATACCGAGCGCCCACTACTGATTCCTGCGCCGCATTCAAGGCACCGCTCGCGGGTGTCGATCGCCCCCTCGTGGCGGTACACCGCCCAGCGGCCCGACAGGACCCTCTCCATCGTCCTCCTCCTTCTCCACGGTCAGCCAGCCGCGGATCCCGGGCACGACGTCCGTCGTCTCCCAGTCGATGTCGACAGCTCCGTTCGCTACCAGCTTCCACGCCCGGCGGTTGGCGTCCTCCACGTCGTCCGCTCGCACCACCACCCGGCCCCGCTGCTCGACCGTCCGCAGCACCGTCACCACGAACTCGATCACCGTACCCCCTCTCAGACAAGCCCCTCGGCGAACAGGCGCGCCAGACGCGCCGCCTCGGCCTTCAGGTCGACTCCGTACCGACGCTCGTACGTCTCCTGGCCGCCGGTCTCGATCCGATCGTGACAAGGTACGCAGACCGGCGCGCAATCGGAATCCTTGCCCTTCACCCCGCCCATCCCGCGGGCGCTCGTGTGGTGCGGCACACACGGCCTCCGACCGCACCCGGTACAGCTCATTCTCCGACAGAGCGCTGCCTGCCGACCGAACTGACGCTCTCGGAGTCTCTTCCGGCGCCTTGGATTGACGGGCGGAAGGGTGGAATGGCTCACGTAAAGGCACCGTAACAGCCACAAACCCGACCGGGTGGTAGTGGGATGAGGGTCCGGGGACGATCGGACCTGGACGGGCCACCGCAGTCGGTTTTCACAGCTCGGCCAGCGCGCCTGTCCGGCGACCCTTGTTGTAGAGGGCGACCAGCATCTCGGCACCCAGCCGCGGGATCGTCCCCTTCTTCAAGTCGCGCATGGACTTGGCTCGTCCCACGAAGCCCGCCGGACCGCCCGGCAGCTTGGCCATCTTCTTCACCAGGGACGACGTGTTCGCTTCCTCACCGTAGGCGGCCAGGAAGATCGCCACCGCCTCGATCACGTTGCCGTCCATGGCCGAGCGCTCGGATCCCCAGGCCGCCTTCACGATCTCCAGCGTCTCGGCCAGCACCTCGGGCCCCTCGGCGGCTCCGTTCATCCGGTACACCTTCTGCAGGGTCCGGACACAGGTCAGCACCCCGTCTCGCTTCGAGCCCGACACCTGGAGTCCCGCCTCCTGCACGATCTCGTCGATCGCCAGACACTCCTTGTCGCCCTGCACCCGCCCGGCATGGAAATCGTCGAACGGGGACGGCTTGTCGAACTTGTTCAGCAGCCGGAACATGTGCGCCTCGTCCTTGATCGTGAGGCCCTCGTACACCTTGCAGTCCAGCACCCAGTCCCCGAACCCGTGGAACTCCAGCGCCGCCACCCGGTGCTGACCGTCGATCACGACGTAGTCGCCGTTCTTCCGCTTGGCGACCGTCACCACCCCCAGGCCGTCCAGGTCGAGCTCGTTGGCGAGCTTCTTCACCCGGCTCGCTTTCAGGCCCCGCTGGTACTCCGCCGCTAGCTTCAGCGTCGACGCCTTCAGCCTCATCATCTTCGACTTGTGGCTACTCAGCTTGTCCACCGTTCCCTCCGTTCTCCAGTGTCTTGCGCAGCACGGTCAATCCCTTCAGTACCTTGCGTGTCCCTTTTAGCCAGCGCCTCCTTTCTTCGTCGGTCGCCAGCGCCAGGGCTCTCTGGATCAGCCCCGGCTCTCCTTCGAGCCCGTCCACATACCCTTCCAGGCTCGACACCATCACGGCCACCCGGTGGTGAGCCGCTCGGGCCAACACTTCGTCTCGTTTCGTCTCGATCACGAACGGCTCCGGGTCCTCCTCCTCCTTCCTTAGCAGCGTCTTCATCCGGTCGGCGGGCACCGTCCCGGTCAAGTCCATCCGCCGCACCAGCGCCGCCAGCTCGGGGTCGCCACCCTGGGCCGCCGCCATCACCCGCCGGGCCCGTCCCACGGCTCCCGGGTGCATCCCGACGATCAGCCCCAGGCACCCCTCCGCGGCCCGCTTGCTAGGGGGCGGGCCGAACTCTGCGGTCACGGTCTCGATCAGCTGCTTTCTGCCCTTGTCGGCATAGTGCCGGACCAGCACGGCTCGTATCGGCTCCGCCCACTTCAGGCGCGCCGAGATCGGGCCATGGAGCGGGCGCCCGCCCAGGCTCTTCACCATCCGGATCGCGTACTCCGCCTCGGCGTTCTCCATGCGCTCTACCTGCGTCACTGGATCACCACCGACACCTTCCGGTTGACCTTCACTCCGTCGAACGTCCACGTTCCCTCCTCTTCCGGAATCCGATCCTTCACGAGCTCCACCGCGGCCCGCGGGTCGATCTCCAGCTCGCACTTCAGGCCGTGTTTCTCAAGCTCGTCCACCAGATCGTCGATCTCGGCGTTCCCGGCGGGCACGGTCCCGCTCACTCGCCACCGCGTGCACCCTGCCGGCGGGTTCGTCGGATCCGCCATCCGCGCGGACGGGGCGCCGAGCTGCAGCCACGCCTTCGCTCGTGCTGCGTCCACCCTCCGGAGTCCGGCTCTCCGCAGACACACGCCCACGTAGTCGCGCAGCCTCTCCGCGTTCCGCTCGTGGCTCTTGGCGCGATCCTTCATCAGCTGGGCTTCGTCCTTGGCGATCTGGACGTCCGCCTTCAGCCGCCGATACACGACCGCGATCGCCTCGACCTTGTTGTCGACCTGCATGAGAGCCGCGTCCAGCCGCCGCTCCAGCTCGTCATCCACCTCCCCACCACCATCCTCCACCTCGGACGTCACCTCGCGCAGCTTGTCCGCCAGGGTGATCAGCGACTCGGTCACTTCGAGTACGCCTCCTCCCACGCTATCGTCTGCCGCAACGACCCGATCAGAGCGATGCCCGCCGCAAGCCGCGTCACGTCACTCGCATCATCCACCATCGCCGGCCTGCCGCGCTCCACGTTGAACCGGGACACCATGTCAACCGCCTCGCGCTCCACCTCATCCGACGCCCCGGTCAGTCTGGCTATCTGGATGTTGACCGCCAGCAGCCCTTCCAGACCGAACACGGTGGCCACCGCTCCCGCGATCACCGACGGCGCCAGCGCCAGCGCCTTGTCCTCAGACGTGCTTTCATCCCGCACTCGGTCCAGCACTGCCTTCGCTCGGTCCATGGTCTCCTCCGCCCGCTCTTTCACCCATCTGTCTGCTTCCATCGGTCCCGTCCCTCTCTTTCCACTCCTCGGTGAACAGGCTCGGCTCTCCGAACATCTCTCGCAGTCGAGCTCTCGTCTCCTCGTCTGGCCCGTACGGCCCAGGCCCGATTACCGCCCTGTACGGTACGGGCCGGACTTGTCTCGCGGCCACGATCACCTCCTCGGGCGTCGGGAAGAACCGGCTCGTTCGGAACACGGCTCGCATCCCGATCTCGAACTCCTCGTCCGACAGGCCCGCCTCGTTCAGCGTCTCGTAGAAGAGCCGCCCCACGGTCGGGCTCTGCGGTGGCCGCAGGAACCGCTCGCAGGCCACTCCCCACCACGCTCCGAACAGGTCTTTGTCGATCACGTCTCCTCCATCAGCCACACCCTCCCCTTACTCCGGGTACAGTCACGGAGCGGGCCGTCTTGTGGAGAACCTGCTGGAACGGTAGGTTGGAGGCGCGGTCCGTCGGTCTCGGGTGAGAGGGTTTCCCGACGGTCCTGGCGTCCTAACGAGCCGCCGCTATCGGCCCGCCGTGGGCGTCACCGCACGGTCGACGCGTGGCGCGGTCTTACCGGACATGGACCGCGTCACCGTCGCCATCCCGTTGTGTTCGTTGCTCGCAGCCTCTCCACCAGGCCGCCGGCGAGAACGGTGTCACAACCCGCCGTCACTCCTCGCTTCCTTTCAAGTACCTCGACATCGTAGCGCCGCGCGCCAGGGCCCGGTCCGCACCACCCATCCGGAGTGCCGAACCGGCCACCAGCAGACGCGGCGCCCACCTCTCGATCGTCATCACATCGAACGGGGATCCCGACGAGAAGGGGAACGTGACCGGGATCGCAGCTACGATCATCTCGATCTGATGCTCGTCGTAACGCTCGGCGAGCCGTCTGGCGACGGCGGCCTGCTTGCGGATGTCGTCCTCGGGCGGTCGGACACTGGAAGGAAACTGCGCCAGCCACACACCCATCAGGCGCTGCGCCGGTCCGACCTCGACCGGCTTGCTCGGGATCATGGGGAACAGGTCTGACTGATCGACCACTCCGTCTCCACGCTGACGGTAAGAAAAATGGGCGGCTCGCTGTCGTGGTCAGCTCGGGCCCGCCGGGCTAGCATCAACCGGCCGACGCACCGCTGCCGGACAGCGGCCCGCCCGTTTCCGAAATCCTAGAACCCTCCCGCCGTGGTGTCCAGGCCGACTCGACTCATTTCATCCCGCTCTCGGTACACGACGGCGACACCCTCCGCGGACTCGTCGTTCGAGCGTGCGAACGGCCCGAGATCGAGGAACTTCTCGAACGTCGCGAGCTCGTTCTCCCACTTTGCATAACCCGAACTGCTGATCGGCTTCTCGGGGCGGGCGATCCGAATCTCCAGCGACAACATCGGGCCCACGAGTACGTACCTGGCCGCGACCATCGCTCCGTGCGGCAGAACAAACCCGAGCCACCGCCCCGGACCGGACGACTCCAGGTCGGCATTCAGGCGGTCGATCAGCACGGGCCGCATGCGGATCAACGGACCCCCGGTCCACTCGGGGAAACGGCTTCTATCCACGCGACATCTCGGCCAGAACGGACACGAGCACGATCACCAGCCCCAACACCATCCAGCCCAGCGGCTCATAGGTCTTGAACGACATCCACACGAAGCCCCCGATCGCGAGAACACAGCCGACTCCGAACAGGAACGTCCCGAACAGCGACGGCTTGCCCTTGACGCTCACGTCTCCTCCTCCGGCACCACGGCCTCTGCCACCGGGAATCGTTTCTGTCGTTGCTCGATGGAGCAGGACCAGTACGCTTCCCACAGCATCATGTTGTGCGGAGAGACGCCCTCCTTTTGCGCTAAGCACAAGACGCAGACGCCCGTACCGGCCGGGTCGAACTCGTCACCATGCCCGCACTCCAGGGGCGGCTCCAGTTTAGTCCTCATGCAGCACGGCCTCTGCCAGACGGTCGGCCTCGGTGAGAATCGAACGCATCGTAGCCATGATGTAGTCGCTGCGCATAATCCCCGGCCCCCATGAAATAGGCGCGTTCAGGAATCCCTCAAACGACACACGCAGCGCCTCTCGCTCCTCCACGACCTTGCGGCCCAAGGCAGCGTAGGCCCTCAGCACTTCGTATTCCTCCCATGTGATATGGGCGTGTTCGATGTGCGGCAGCCGCCGCCGCTCTACCCGCAGCATGATCTCGTCTACGCTTGGCTCGCTCACTGACCCTCCCTTCTCGGCTGCACGCCGCTCGGCCTCGGCCAACACATAATCGACGTGATGCGCAAGAGATTTACACCCCTCGCAGCACCACACTTTGACATCAGCCGTTCCCGCCTTGCGCACTTCACCAAGGACGCGGCTGTCGCGCTCCAGACCGGCCAGCCGCTCGCTGCCAGCAATCACGAACAAGTCTCGCGCCTCGCGCCGCAACCGCTCGTTATCCTCGCCCAACTCTTCGCACTGCCGTCTGGCGACGGCGAGTTCTGCCTTCACTTCTTGCTGACGCCAGCCCTCCTCCTGTAGCCGCCGCTCCAGTTCTTCCTCCAACGCATCCGCCTTCTCGGCAGCCGCTTTGTGGGTGGCCCCGCCGCCCTCAAAGTCGCGGTCCGCGACGAACCGTCCGCATCCGTCACATCTCAATGCCGCTGGCTCGCTCATGCGCTTTCCTCCTTCTCGGCTGCACGCCGCTCGGCCTCAGCCAACATTTTCATACAAGTAGGGATCGGACCGGACTGTGCAATGATCGCCATGACCTCCTCGCTGGACCAGTTTTTCAGCAGCCAGCGAAAGTGTTCTAGTACCCGGCTGTCGCGCTCCAGACCGGCCAGCCGCTCGCGGAGATGGGACGGTAGGCCCTCATTTTGCTCGTCTCGTAACTGGTCTTGATAAGCCGACAGAGCATTCCGCAGCCGTTCGTTCTCCTTACGCAGGGCCTCCACGTGCCGCAGCAAGGCGACTCGATCATAGGCGTTGAAGTCGTTAGGCATAGGCGCAGTCCTCCATGAACGCCTGGGCTGGCGTCAGCCCCTCGTTGAAGTAGCCGCGCCATGCCTCCCGGTCGAGACCGGGGTCGTACCGCTCGAAGTCGCCGCTGAAATCCGGCCCCTCGACCCGACCGGACAGCAGCCACATGATCCGCTTCAACTCAACCAGCCAGTCCTCGTAAGACATTCTCTCCCGGCTCATTCCGTCTCTCCCTTCTGTGGGCTCCGGGCCTGAGAACGAGCGGCTAGGCACTGGGGTTCTCCAGCGCCTCCACGCGCTCTAGGCTCAATGCGTCGCTCGTGTACAAGCGCCATGTCGGGGACGTACTCAAGCGCCCACCGGATCGCCTCCTGGGTCTCGGGCTTGCGAAGGTGCGCCAGCAAACGGAAGGCTTCGGCCTCTGCTTCGTGGCAACGTTTTTCCCACGCTGTTAACGGTTCCACCGATACTTCAATGTCACGCTCGCTCACTTGTCATCGTCTCCTTCCAGAAGGCCAGCGAGCACGCGAGAGGCGGACCAGAAGGAAGCGTCATCCACAGACTTGTTCCACTGGACCGACCACTCCTCTAACGCCGCCGCGAGTTCACGGAGTGCAGCGGCCCGCGCCCGAACGTTGCTCGCCAACCGAGTGCAGTGATCGACCATCCGCTGATCGCCCTCAACCCCGTAGTTGGCGGACTCGTTGTCGTG